ATAAATACTGGATTAGCTGTTACAACAGCATTAACAGGTGGTGGTAATCTATTAAAAGCAGCAACAGGTGCACAATTTGTTGAAGCAGGTATTGCAGCTGTTGCAGGTGCTGCACAAATAGCAGTAATATCTCGCCAACAATTTCAAGGTACTGGTGGAGAAGGTCCACCACCCCCACCATCAATTCCAAATACTCCTGCAGGTGCCCTTAATTTTGGACCAGATAATGCAGGAATTGAACAGCAGGACGCAAATATTGACGCTATAGGTCAGGGTGGTAACGGATTACCCGTAAGAACATATGTACTCGCAGGAGATGTCACATCTGCACAAGAAGCTGACGCAGAAATACAAAACTTAGCAACTTTATAAAAAATGGAACAAGAAACAATAGATAGAATAGTAGAACTCGACATTGACATGGAGGGTTACGAGGATGAGAATTTTGATGAATATGGTGTGGATGTAGTATCAATTGTTGATTCTCCTGCTATTGGTGTTGATTTCTTATCATTTAATAGTGAAGAAGTTGAATTACGTGTAAATAAAGATTGTCCTGATGGATTCGAACATAGAATGCCTGATGGAAGCTGGATGTGCGGTAAAAAACATGGAGGTAATTATGAAGTCGAATTAGAATCATATACTGACTATCCTCAAGCAGCTTCCAATAATGCCCAGCGTGCTTTAGATTGGGCCGATGAAAATGGTTGGGGTTCTTGCGGAACTCCTGTAGGAAAACGTAGGGCTAACCAATTAGCTAAAAGACAACCAATAAGTGAAGAAACTATTGCAAGAATGTCAGCATTTCGCAGACAAGAAGGTAATAAAGACACTCCTTATGGAGAAGGTTGTGGAGGTTTAATGTGGGACGCATGGGGTGGTTCAGCTGGCGTAAATTGGGCAGCTAAGAAATTAAAACAAATTAGAAGTGAGAAAGCATCACAAACATTTGCATTTAGTTTTGATGATGATAAAAGAATAGCTACAGGACCACTTATGATACCAAATAAGATGATTCTTCGTAGAGATGAGGAAGGAAATCCATACTACATTTATTTTACTAAGACTACTGTAGAAAAAATGGCAGAGAAATTCCTTAAATTAAATAAACATAACAATACAGACGTAGAACACTCCTTTGACATTACTACACAGAATACTCTATTAGAAAGCTGGATTAGTGAAGATAAAATGTATGATAAAGCTTATAAAATGGGTTTTGCATTACCTATGGGCACCTGGTATGTCTCTTACAAAATTAACGATGATGAGACGTGGCGTAGAATTAAAGAAGGAGAATTAAAGGGTTTTAGTTTAGCTGGGCCATTCATTGAGAAAATGGCTAGTAGTAAATTGAGTGAACATACACTCGCTAACATAATTAATATCCTTGAACAAGTCGATGAGTAAAGATTTAATCATGGTGAATGTTGCCTCGGGAGGTGCATTTGCTACGTGCTTAGCACAAGTAGAGATGGGTCTAGCAGTTCTTGTGCTGCTAACCGCATTATACATTAATATAAAGGCGATTTTACGCGGAGATAAACGCGGTAAATGAATCATCACGATATTTCCGCGACTTATATTTAGTAATGAATTTAAACCAATATAAAACAATTAATATGACAGCAAACGAAGCAATTAAGTCAATTAAAGTGATGTTAGGGGTAGGCCAAGACGCCGAGACTGCAGAAGCTTTGGTTGAGGATGTGAAGTTGGCAGAAGCCACCTTGTTGGATGGTACTAAAGTCGAAGTTGATGGTGAGTTCGAGGTTGGCAAACAAGCGTTTGTCATCACCAGCGAGGGCGAACGCGTTGAAGCCCCCGAAGGTAAACACGAAACCACTGACGGCGTTGTCTTTACTACTGACAGAGTAGGTGTAATTACTGCTATTGACGAAGTTGAAGATGGTGAAGCAGAGAGTGTTGATGAAGTTGAAGCCGAATTAGAGGCTGAAGACAACATCTCATTATCAGCTGAAGCTATTGACAGCTTAGTCTCATCATTAAACTCAATCCAGAGTGGATTAGAGGCACTAGAATCTAAAATAAATGCGACACAAGAGGAATTCCACGCATTTAGAGACGAACCTGCAGGAAAGAAAATCACTAACAATTTGGACGATGTTCAAAAGTCAGCAAATGATTTGGCAACCGCTAGGTTCGACAAGATATTACAATTTAGACAGGAAACCTTAACACCAAACCCTTTTAAAAATAAATAATTATGGCAGCACCAGCAGATGGCCCAGGATTTAACTTATCCGGCTTAACTCAATATGTAGACGAGACATCATTCGAATTAATTTCGAAAGCTGTACTCGGAACAAACCTCGCATCTTACGTAGACGTACGTGCAGGTTTAAAAGGCAACTCAGTCGCAATTCCATTATTGGAAGATACTTTTACCGTTCAAGATGGTAATACATGCGGTTGGGATGCTAACAACACAGCATCAATCTCTCAGGTTGATATGTGCATTTATCACCCTAAAGTTCAACACGAATTCTGCCCACAGGCATTGCGTGATACCTTTATGGCAAAAAGCTTAGCAGCTGGACAATTTGGTTCAAGTGAGAACTTACCAATGGAAGCAGTATTTGCTAACTACTTTGTTGAAAAATTACAAAACTATAACGAAAAATACATCATCAGTGGAGAAACTAATTGTGATGGTATTCAGGCACCTTTCGCTGCATCTGGCGTAAGTGGGTCTGCATTTGATATCAATTGGGTAGCAGCTTCAGGTACTGGAAACGCAGTCGATGGTGCACAAGCATTATACGAAGCCCTTCCAGGTGAAGCATCTATGGCAGATGACTTGATTTTGATTGTTTCAGTTGGTGACTATAAGACACTAGCTTTAGCTGTCACTCAAGGTAACTACTACCACATTGCACCTGATATGGGTAACTTGTTTATCCCAGGAACAAACGTTAGAGTTGTTGCTTCAGCAGGTATTGCAGAACAAACCGGTGCTGGGGCAGTAGGTAAAAACACCAGAATCTTGACACGTGCTTCTAATATCATATTAGGTACTGACTTGACAGGTGATTTCGAACAATTCAAGCTATGGTATAGTGAAGATAACGACCAAGTCCGTGCTACTATGAAGTGGGCAATCGGTATGGCAGTTGTCCAACCTGAATTGGGAGTTATAGCTAACAAGTCCGCAACTAATTAATCAATACTAAACCACTGAATTATGGCAAATAATTGTACAACATTAGCGGGCATTGCCCTTGACTGTCGTGATAACGTCGGTGGTATTGAGGCTATTTACATTCAAAACGTAGAAACTAGTTTAGTAATCGGAGGCGACCCTGACTCAGGGGCTACAGCAGTAACAACCATCACTGTAGATGGTTCACCGCTTGCAGCTGATTTAACTTCTATGGATAAGTACGAGTTGGTTAAGCAAACTGGAACATTAACAGAAACAGGAACTTTCAGCGATGAAAATGGAACTGTATTCTTTACTTCAGTTGCTTCAGCCGTATTTAACAAAATGGAAGCTACTAAACTTACAGAGTTATACCAATTAGCCATTAGTGCTAAGCTTGCTGTCCTTGTAAAGGATAACAATGGTATATTTTGGATGATAGGTAATGATAGAGGTGCTGTTGCTACCTCATCAACCGAAGAAACTGGAACCGCATATGGTGACAGAAATGGCTTGACTATCGAGTTCACAGGTATAGATAACGGACCCATGTTAGAGGTCACTGGAATTACAGCAGTGTAATTTTTCAGAATATATAAAAGGAAAGGGGGGACGCAAGTCTCCCCTTTTTTATTCTCGATACAATTTCATGCCATTTTATATTTAACTACGTAAAATTATTAGGATGACAATAGATTTTAGCGGTGCTGCCGGAGTATTAACAATTTATAGAACGCAGGTACTCAGCGTTCCGGATAGATTCTTCCTGAGAAGTAAGTATGATAATGAGGAAATCTTGAATGGTGAAGATGTTTATTTGACTAATAAATGGTTTCCATTAATCGAGGTTACTACCAATGACCGTTATCAACAATTTACCTGGACCTATACTAATACTAAGTTACAAAACGATGATATTGGAGGATATTATGAAATTACATTTCAGGCAGGTGCAATACCTATTCCTCAATTACAAAGATTAGTTAAAGTTAAAAACGCATTTATTAGTGATGGCATTACAGATGATACTGTTGTTCACATAAGCGATAACGAACAAAACGAACAATATACCCTATTTAGATGAGTAAAAAGAAAGCATATAAGCCCCAAGTCGATGATAAACTTCTTCACGTACTTAATTTAGAGGCTATTAACCTACCACAATTTAAGGAAGTTAGAGGTAAAGATTGGGTCTCATATGGGGCACGTAATTTATTTCCTGTTAAACTTGTTGAATTATTAAATACCTCTGCAGTTCACAATACTGCCGTGCAAGCTAAGCTTGATGCGACTATAGGCGAGGGAATACGCGTTATAGGCGATAATATAGCTAATTCAAATGGTGAAACATTAAACGAAATATATGAGAAAGCAGCTTTAGACTACCTTGTATTTGGTGGTTATGCTTTAAATCCTATTTGGAACAGGGCTGGAGATAAAATTGTAGAATTATATCACTTACCATTCGCTAATGTTCGTTCTGGTAAATTAGATGAAATGGATAAAGTACAGGAGTACTACTATTCATCAAATTGGGAAAATGTTCGTAAATACACTCCCACAAGATATAAATCATTTAGTTATACAGAAAACAAAGGTGATGATGCTACACAAATATTTTATCACTTTAATTATTCTCCAGGATTAGAAGTTTACCCATTACCTGCTTATATGGGTGCTGTAAATGATATTGAATTAGACTCTAGAATATCTAGATTCCACAATGCTAATATTAGTAATGGAATGTCACCTTCTTTATTCATTAACATGCCTAATGGTTTACCTTCACCTGATGAACAGAGACAATTATATAGAGATTTAGTTGAATCGTTTAGTAGCGAAGATAACGCAGGAAGAGTGTTTTTGTCATTCTCCGATGGAAGTGAGAAGGCACCGCAAGTAACAACAGTAGACTCGCCTAATGACGATTATTATATCGTGTTAGAGGAACGAATTACTAGTAGAATATTGACAGCCCATAGAATTACATCACCTTTATTAGTTGGTATTAGAGATGGTGGCGGTTTAGGTAACAATGCAGATGAAATGGAAGTAGCATATACTCACTTTATGTCAACTGTAATAATGCCTATACAAAAAGTTCTAAATAAGTCATTTACAGTAATGACTAGGGGAATGGATTTAGCATTACCTGTAACAATTGAACCAGCAAAACTAGATTTTGATAAAAACATTGAAGGAGAAGTATAATGGCAAACGTATTATTCATAAGCGAAGCAAGGTTAAAGTCACTTACAGCGGTTCACGATAATGTAGAACCTAATGACTTAATGCCTTACGTATTACAAGCACAGGACATATATGTGCAAGATATATTGGGAACTAAGTTTTATAACTCACTTAAAGCAGCAGTTGAGGGTAGTTCATTGACTACACCAGAAACTACGCTTATAAACGATTATATAAGTCCTGCATTAGCTAATTATTCATTGTATTTAGCTATTCCTACTTTAAATTATAAGTTTAAAAACAAATCTATATTGAATCCATCAAGTGAAGAATCACTTAACACTGGATTTGATGAAATGAAATATCTAAGAGAAAACACATTAGATACAGCACAATTTTATATGGCAAGGGCGTTAGATTATCTTTGTGATAATTCATCAGCATTTCCTGATTATTCACAACCAGGTAGTGATGGGATGATGCCTAATAAGAGAAGTCCATATAATAGTGGTATTGTAATGCCTTATAGTGATGGTTGTTCATGTGGAGATGTTTGTAACTGCTAAAAAATAAAATAGAAAATGGCAACATTAGAAGGAAATTCAGTACAGTCAACTTATAAGTCACTAATTAAAATCAGTGATAATTCGTTTGGATTTGGTACTTTAAAACAATTAAGTGATGGTGATGGTAATTTGATGCCTATTAAGTTTTCTACTAGCATCATAGACTTTACTCCTGCAACTACAGCTGATTTTACAGGCGTCAATGTGATTGGCATTACTACAAGCGATACAACATACGATTTAACAAGTGCACAATCTACAAACGATGTAGATGTTAATTTAGTTCCTTCTACAGGTGCTACTGATACAATAAAATTTGTTGCTGGTACAGGTATTACATTAACTGACAATGGTTCAAACCAAATCACTATTGATGGTTCAGCACTAG